ATCGGCGGAATTGCCAACAATTTAGGTAGAATTATCAATGCTGGTATAAACCTGTTGGCAAAGTTCATTATGGGAATTGTTAATGCGATACCTAAATTAGCTTCCATAGCTGTTCAAGCTGTTGAAAAATTCGTATACGGTGTCGGCAACGCTTTAGGACAGGTGCTTGGTTCTGGTACTAAATTGCTTGGTATTTTTATCAAAGGTATTATGGACGGATTTGGAAAGGCTCGAAGTTCAGGTAGTGGCGCGGCAAACGCTGTCAAAGATGGTATTTCTGGAATCAATTTAGCTGCTGCTGGTCAAGCAATTATGAATGGATTTCTTGGTGGTTTACAGTCAGCTTATGGCAAGGTTAAATCGTTTGTTGGTGGTATCGCCAGTTGGATAAAAGAACACAAAGGGCCGATCAGTTATGATAGACGCTTGCTTATCCCAGCTGGTAATGCAATCATGACAGGTTTGAACTCTGGACTGGTTGATAACTTCAAAACAGTACAGAAAAACGTCAGTGGCATGGCTGGAAGTATCTTAGACGCAGCCACAAGTGTTGGCAATTTAGCAACGAACGCCATTGGCGACCCTATCAATGCTTTGAATAATAATATTGGTGGTTCATATAGTGGTTCTTTGACAATGCAAGATAGTAGTTTACAAATGCAAAACAACAGCTTGTTGCGGACAATCGCTAACAAGAGTAGCGATATTTACCTTGACGGAAATACGTTGGTAGGCGGGACAGCAAACCGCATGGATAACGCTTTGGGAAATAACACAAGATTGAGAGGTCGTTTAAGTTGAGTGAATACAATTTTTTTGATTTATCGAAACGTACTGACGTTGAAATCGAGAAGCAAATATCTGAGGGATTTAAGTTCGGGGAATTTGATAGCACAGACCATGATTTATTCTTAATCAGTCGAGATGCACCGAGTCCAGATAGTAAGGATATTACGGAGAGCGTCCCATACATGCAAGGTGTGTATGATTTCAGCACGCTAACAAACGGAGAACGTTATTTCGAAAATCGCACAATCACGTATGAGATGATGTTATTCAACCAAGAATATTCCGATAGGAAGGTTCTGGAAAGCGACGTTAAACGGCAGTTAGTACCATTAGATATTCAACCGCTATATGATACACACGACAAGTCATTTCATTGGTTGGGTAAAGTTGATGGTATTAGTTTTGATGACGATGAAAAGATGAGAACGCTAAAAGTAACGATTACTTTTAATGTTTATCCGTTTGCCATCGGCAACAATAGTGAGGGTTCTGATATTTGGGATGATGTTTATTTTCCTAATTGGATATTTCAAGACACTGAATTTACAGTTAATGGTACACAATCAATTACGCTGTACAACATCGGTTCACGGTCGGTTAAAAGCAAGATTAAGGTAAATGGAACGATTGAAGTTAGTGGAGACTTTGGCAGTTTTGAACTATCAAACGGAACATACGATAGTACACAATTGGTTTTGGGTGTTGGTACTAATGTATTAACGCTATCCAGAAACGGCACAATCAAATTTGTGTTTTATCGTGAGGAGATGATTTAATGTACAAAATTATTGCTTATGATAAGCCGACCGATACAGTTGGCACTGTTGTATATGATCCAACTATTGATAAACATATTTCAGATGGAAAGTTAAACCTTAAAGAGTCTGAAATTGACGATTTGCAATTAACAGTGAATCAAAATAACTATTTATTCGGCAATGTAGTGCCGTTACAGACTGTTATTGATGTATTCCAAGACAATAATCGCTTATTTCGTGGCAGGGCGTTAGATATTATAAAAGAGATGAAAGGCAGCGGACAATTTCTGCAGTCTTTTTCTTTTGAGTCAATTCAGAACTATCTGCAAGACACATCTCAACGATGGGCTAAGATTCAAAACACAACACCAAAACAATTCTTCCAAAGTTTGATCGATACGCATAATAACCAAGTTCCGGTATATAAACAATTTACAGTTCGTAATGTAACGGTTACTAATTCAACAGATAACGTTTATCGCTATATTGAGGACGGTTCAACAACATGGGACACAATAAAGGATAAATTAGTCAGTCGTTTAGGTGGATATATTGTTGTTGAATACGTTAATGGGGTTAATTACATTGATTATTTGCAAGACGTTGGTACAACACACAAAAACGATACCCCGATTAAGATAGCGACTAACATGCAATCAGCCAGTGTCAAGATTGACCCCACAGAAGTCATCACACAGTTAGTACCGCTGGGTGCAAATATTCAAAGCACTAACGGTGATGAGACGAATACTAGTACACCGCGAATCGACATTACGAGCGTGAATAACGGTAAAGACTACATTGATATACCGACATTACAGAGTGAGTTTGGCATTGTCCGTAAATCTGTGATTTGGGAAGATACGAATACACCAACCATCTTGCTGACGAAGGCTAAACAATGGGTGTCGGCACAAGTTAGTGCTACTGAAAGTTGGGCGATTAGCGCATTAGAATTAGCGGACTTTGAAACATTCAACGTTTCTGATAAGTATGTATTTATCAACGAATTTGTGGCTACGGAACAATTATTAAGGATTACGGCTAAAGAAATTGATTTCAATGATTGGACTAAATCGAGTCTAACCATTGCCGATAAAGAAATATCTTTAAGTCGATACCAACTTGAAAATAAAAATGCCGCTAAACAAGTCTCAGCCTTGAACTCAAAAATTGTTAGTTATGGTGCAAAAATTAATCAATTAAATTCACAAGCAGAGGAAATGGAGAAAACAACCAACGATCAAACTTTGTTGATTGAAAAAATTAAAAAAGATGTTGACGATGCTAATTTGAGTGGTACAACTCAAAAATTAAATGATTTGAGTAAGAGTGTCAACGACTTAGGAACACAAATATCTAATTTAAATTATGTACCGTTATCTGATTACACTGCATATCAGGATAGTCAGAAGACTTTAACTGATGATCTTGAGAAAAGAATAGAAGTGCTAGAGAATAAGGAGATTAACACAAATGGTTGATAGAGATACAGTAGATTATCGTGATACTAGTAGTTTTGATGATAGCTCATTGCAAGACATTCAGACAATTAAGTCTGCAATATTACACAAGCAGTACGGGAAAGATGTTAGAAGTGCGCTTGCTCAATTACCAGATGCATTAATTAAACTTTTTGGAGATACAGGGGGAAATCAAGAGCAATTAGATTCAGCTCTAAAAGGAATACGTAACATTGCCTACACAATCAATGCTGGTAGTGATAAGGGCGAATCATCAACGGAAGTTCAATTGATGAGAACAAACATCAATGGCCACGTGTTTGAAACGGCGCCAGAAAGAATTGATGTGATAGAACGCGCAATTAAACGATTAGGAGGTACTTTAGATGTCTAATCAATATTTGTCATTTGACGTGACTAAGCAGTCGGCACCACAACAATTAATTACAGGACGGCAAGGCGATAGCCAATTGAAATTTGTGACCATGTTATTTTGGGACGGTGATAAGAATGTTCCTTATGATTTAACTGGCAAGCAGGTAGCATTTGAAGCATTAAAACCTGATAACACTCACATTGTTGATTATGAAGGTATTACCGTACTCGATGCACCAGCAGGACTTGTTCGTTATAGCTTTAACGAACAAGTGTTTTCAGTTGCTGGGACAATGCAACAAGCCTTTTTCAAGATTACGCACACTGATAGCAATAAGAGTGTGATTGCTGATTCGACATTAGAAGTAGCTATTAACATCTTAGAAAATCGGGTCGAATTTGGTATTAATTCAAAAGACTACTTAAGCGAATACGATAAATTAGTAGCCGAGGTAAAAAAGAAGTTTGATGACTATGCTGCTACCGTCCAAGACAGTATCAATAAAGCGCAGGAAGTTCATGATCAAATTGTAGAATATACTAACTTAATCAATTCTGGCGCTGTCATTATAAAAAAAGACTTTGGAAACATAGAAGAAATACGTCAATTAATTGGAAATAATTTCATTGAGAAATTAAACAATGAATTTAATCAAAGAGGAACAAATGTTAAGTGGTATGGGGCAAGAGGCGATGGTGCAACCGATGATACGCAAGCCTTTATCAAAGCATTTTCCGATGATGGCGCTAAGAAAATATTTGTACCACAAGGCACATATCTTATCAGTGACAAAATAACTGTTACAAAAGATGTTGAGTTTGACAACGCAACGATTGTTGGCAAAAATAATGCTATTGATTATCTATTTTCAGCAGATACATTAGATAGCTTAGAAATTATTGGTTTTAAGCAAAGCAATCCAGACGGTAGAGGTGCCTTCTCAGTAAAAAACGTTAAAAACGTAATTATCAGAGATTTTGAAGCTACTGGGTATTCGGCAGAGACGGCTTATTATAAAACAGATAGCGCACTAATGCTTTGGGACAACGAACGTATTTATCTAGATAATATCAATGTTCATGATCATGGGTTCCAGTATGGAACTGAAACAGAAAAATTAAATCGCTGTATTACTATTCAAGGTGATCAAACTAAAGCGGTTGTTCTACGAGCGCTCAATTTTCAACGTGTTAACCAAGGTTTGCTATTATCTACTCCGAACGCTCATGTGCTCTATAATGACTGTTATATAGAAAACAGCCGCGACAATGACTTGTATCTTTTAGGGGCCCTTAGTTTTTTGGCTACGAACTCTACGTTTAACGATTATTATGATGAATGTGTGATTTTAAATAACGGTAATTATTCATTTAGAGGTTGCCGTTTTATGAATGTACCAAATAAAGTGTTCGGACTAGCAGCGGGAAATACGGAATCATTGATTGTTCAAGGTAATGACGTAGTTTTGCCAGAAGGTTATTCAAACAACGTTGTAGCTTTTAGAGATTCTAATTCTGTATTGGACAGATTTATGTTTAGTGGTAATAACGTCATTGTTAACCCGGCTACAACTAATAAAAATGATATTTTTCAATTCGGTCAAATTAATGAATTTTCTATAGAAAACAACGATATTCAAATTTCCAGAATGCAGGATAACCAAATTCTATTTTCTTTTAGGAACAATGATGAAAGCCAAGCTATCAATGGTGTGATTGCTAATAACAAAGTGCGTCCTTATGGCAGTAATCCTTCTATTTCCGAAACGTACCGTTTTATAGAATCATCTAAGCAAAATATTACCATTGACAATCGTGATAACACTACAGCGGGAGGGCGTTATCGCTCAGATTTGAAAGGCTTATTTACGTCAGGTGGAAACTTCTTTTCAAGGCTTGGGTACAATCTTGACAGGCATCTTCGTAGAGAATTATATGATACTGAGATTCCGTTAAAAGGATACTTTAACAAAGGGGATATTGTCTACAACACAGATCCTAAAAATAATATCTATGCTTGGGTTAGAGTAACTGATGGAGACTCAAATGTAGATGGAGTCGATTGGTCGACAGTAAAAACGATTACTGGCTCTGATAACTATTCTACTTACGTCGCCACAAGAAGTGCGACATTTACTGATTTAAGTGTAGTTGCTAAAGATATGGAATCATACCAAGGCACGTGGTGGTTCTACCAAGGTGAGCTACTGAATAGCCCAATTAAAGACTACGCCATTGTAGAGGTTGTTCGTGGAAATACCAAGGCAGTTGGCTATATTCGAGTAACCGGAATCAATACGCAGACCTCTTACATGGCTATCGTTAACTCGGGTATTGGTAATTGGAAACAACAAGTATAAAAATTGAAAGGAGGTGAATAAATGCAAATGCCACATGATTTGTTGAGTTGGCTAAGTGTGGGGTCTATTCTTCTGGGTGGTTTGTGGTGGGTATTGAAGAATACCATCGTGAACTCAATTAATGGATTGAGAACAGATATAGCTGGCTTGAAAGATGAGCTGAAAATATCTAACAGTATCACGGATAACCATGAGATACGGATCACTAAATTGGAAACGTGGAAACACGATAAATGGGAGGAAAGATAATTGAATAAATTAAAACGATTGGTGATTGCTTCGATTGGAGCGGTTGCCTTTTTAGTTGCCACAATTTCAGGTGTATCAGCCAATACTAATGGTATTGACGTTGCCAGTTATCAAGGCACAACCACAAGCTATTTCAGCCAGTTTAGGAGCTATGGCGATAACTTTACAATGGTTAAGCTAGGCGGACGTGGCGGTGGTGAGGGTAGTCATTATGTGAACCCTAAAGCCTATGCACAAATTCATAACGCTGATGCCGTTGGTATGCAAACTGGTGGTTATTTCTGGGGTGAATTTGGTGATTCGGTTAGTGAAGCGAGTTATCACGCACAATTAGCTGTACAAGACGCACAGAACGCTGGACTAGCTAAGGGCAGTTACATTGCTTTGGATTATGAAGCAGGGGCAGGCGCTAACAAGGCTAATAACACCACAGCTATTTTGACGTTCATGGACGCCATCTACGCTGCTGGTTATAAGCCAATGTTTTATAGCTACACAAGCTACGTGAATTCATACGTTGATTTGAGCCGTATCAATGCACGTTATCCAAACGCTTTGTGGTTAGCATGGTACTTGACCACAGCGCATCAAGCAACGCCACCTATGCAATACTTCCCAAATTATTCCAACGTGAAGATTTGGCAATATGCCGATAATCACTACGGAGTTGACGGAAATGTGATGGTTCAAGGTTCATTGGATAATGATAAGCCAGCTGAGCAAGTTGCTTCTAAGCCAAGTCAATCAACTAACACACCAAGTACACCAGCTAAGACTCAATACGCTACATTCAGTGGCGTCTACGTGGCTGATTACTGGACTAAGTACAATAACAAAATGTACGGTGTCAACATTGATATGAGTATTCCAGTGATTGATTACAACAACTATATTCCTATCTCAGCCTTAACTTTGACTGATAGATACGGTCATAAGCTACGTAACCAATACATTCAAGGTAACAACGGACGTATGGAATACTTCACTTTGAACGGTAAGTACAAGGTTATTTCACAAACCGCTACAACGATTAACGTTGAAATTGGTGGTGAGCCAGTCTCAATGATGAAAGCTTTTGCAACAATCAAATAAGGAGATCATATGCAAGTAAATAGTATTTCAGATGTTATTATCGCAATCGCTTTGGCAACTATTCCAATCATTGGTGGTTGGATTGGTAAAGTCATTACTGGTAATAGCAAAGCTACTACTTTGATTAACGTTCTATCACCACTTGCTAAGGCTGCAATCGTAGCCATGCAAAAGTTAGGTGTGACGCAATATTTAGAGGGCGAAGCGAAGAAGTCTGGTGCCGTTGTTATCGTCAAGCAAGCGTTATCAGCGCTAGGGTTATCAGACACCGATGAAGCAATAATCAAGAACGCTATTGAAAAAGAATACGCTGTATTGATTAATGAATTGAATCAGACGTACCCACAGATGACGGCTGAACAAGCTAAAGTACAAGAGGCAGCAACGCAACAAGCCAGTGAAGTAGCCAAAGCTGATGAGTTAGCCAAAGCACAACAGGCATTAGCCGATGCACAAGCTAAGGTTAACGCCTTACAAAATTGAACATAATAAAAACCCGCCCGACTGGATTACTTCTGGTTGGGCGGCTTTTTAGTGTATATAAATCCAATTTTGTGAATAAATGTTTACATTTTTTTCCATTTCTTGTACAATAGTAACCAGAACAAGACTTAATTAATCACTTATCTCCGTCTTGCTCGATCTCTCCATTTTTAGACTGGCAAAAATGGTATGCCTGATGATGGGGCCTTGTACATCATTGTATGTCTCTACCGTGACGCCTGACGGTACGCCAGTGTACATATCTTTGCTCGGGTAATGTTTATAATTTCCCGAGTATTTTTTTGGAGTAATTCGAGTGTATAAATCCTATGATTATTTAGAACTAAATACATTACAAGAAATAGAGACTAATTATGAAAATAAATTTCATGGTCGCTCTTTGATTTTACGTACGAATTTCAAACCTCTTAAAGAATTAAAAATAAGTTTTGATGTGTTGGATTTACCCCATCTACTCGGATTTCAGTATTTGAGCGGGGCGCGACATAGCGCTTCAGAATATATTCAATTGATCAAAAAATGTGACTTAACTATTAAATTATTGAAAAAAGACCAAAGTTTTAATGATAAAATCAAAGATAGACTGAAATATTATAATTTTATTAATAGTGTTTTTTACAGTCAAACAAATAAAATAATGGTAGTTACCAAAGACATTAGACCAAAACGTTTGGGAAACGTTGAATTTTTGATCTATGATTACATTGATCAAAAAAAGAAACGAATGGTTTTGATTGGATTTTCACCAACATCAACCGGATATTATGTTCCAGCTACTTTGCACGTTAGAACAACACCGAACATTTTCACTCAGAGAAGAGTCACAGAAATAAAGGAAATGAATTGGTTATAA